GAGCCGATGGTCGGTGTACCACAAGTTAAAAAGTGGTGGTACAGCTGAGAGGCTTCTAGGATAAGGGTTGTAGGACTTTGTACCATTTGTACCATTACTTTTGGGTCTGTTAGACTTTTAGACATTAATATAGAACATAGGTTAAATAACTAGTATCCGAGAGTTTTAGCTGGTACACGCGGTACACGGGTGCCGTTTCACGGTTCACGGTCCGTGTTTACAGGGGTTGTAGCTGTACCGCTAATTGCAAAAAGTGGTGGTACACATCTGGTACAAGCGGTACACAGAGTCAAGTTTTTTGCACCACGGGCACAAAAACGGGGTAAATGGCACACGAATCGCGGTCTAACGGGCTCGCACACGTCTCGCCCGGACCTGACCTCGGTGTTTAGAGAAAGGTGATGGTTATTGATCCCGACCATCGGCGGTATTATTAGGGGGAAATGTTAAGCTTTAAGCCAAAAGTAAGCGAATGCTACGATTGATGCGAAGTGGAGGACTATAATTCCACTCATAAGCCAGAAGAAGATAGCCATAGGTAATTCAGCCATTGTTGTTCTCCGATTGGTTAGATTTCCAGTTCTTGTACTCAGTTTGAATAGAAGATTGGGGTTCTGGTTGGTCTCTGAATAGATCCATTTGCTTAGGTTTATTACGACCTTTGGTATAAGCGGTTTGGACTTCATCTCTAAGACTAGGTAGTTTCTCCATAACATCGGATACAGTTTCTCCTGATGCTTCTGCGAGCTTAATTACCCATTGTGTAAGAGTTTGATTCATGTTTTTCATGATTGACCTCCATTTTTGTTGGGCCAAGATGGTAAGAGAACTAACTCTTTGTGGTCTTCAGGAAGGATATCAGTGATGTATTTACCTGATAGTCTGATAGTTCCACTGTTTTTGTTTACACTAATCTTCATGTATGAATCACAGAAAGCTAAGTGATGTTTGATACTGCCGTTAGACGGGTAAGGAAGCATGGGTTGGTACTCAATTAGAGCGTTAGCCTCTCCATAGATCTTAACAGGTCTGTTGAATGTTACGACAGTGTTGTTAGCCTTAGTCTCAGTAGTTTGAGGTTGTTGGCTGTTGTACTCATTGATATGAGTTTGATTAGGTTGTGACATAGTGTGTCCCCTATATAGTTAATTAATGTACCAAATGATACACAATTAGAGGACAGACTGGATGGCGCTAGCCAGACAGTTGATGTTTATGTAGAACGACAGACCTTAAATCTAGTAGGGGGTATGGGACAAGGTTCCAAAAGGTAAAAAAGAATACAAGGTTCCAATATACGAAAAAGGGAAGAGGGATGGTGTTGTGCAGAGAGTGGGAGGGAATGAGTGAGCGATTGTGTTATACTTTTTAAAGAAAAAATATTTTAGGAAAAATTTTGCCGAAAAAAATTTGCGCAAAATGTAAAAGGAACTTACCTTCGGACGAGTACAACAAGACGAAGAGCGGGAACAAACGAGCTACATGCCGAACATGTGAAAATGCACAACGTACGGCTAGATCTAGTTTTTCTCCGTACGCGTATTTAAAGAAAGTTTATTCCAAATTGAAGTACGCCCGAGCCAAGGAACCCGAACCGTTAACCTGGAACCTTGAAATTGAACAACTGTACGAGCTATGGGACCATCAAGAGGGTAAATGTGCGTTATCTGGTGTGTATTTAACGTGGCAATCTGGCGAAGGACCTCAAAATTTTAACGTTAGCATTGATAGAAAAGACCCCAATAAAGGATATATACCCGAAAACATACAACTAGTGGCCTTTCGTGTAAATGTAATGAAACATACTTTAGGAGAAAGTGAGTTTTATTGGTGGTGTAAGAATATAATTGCTAAAAAAGAAGACTTTTAACTATAATAACCCTATTTATGACGGAAGAAATCGAAAAACTAGAGCTTTCGGACGAAGACAGAGCTGAAATGCAGTCACATTACCCGTACGCGGGGCTACAACTCAATGAATTGTCGACCCAAGAGGAGCGATTAGTGCATTTTTTCCTTCGTGGCATGTCAAAAGCAGCCGCGGGCCGTGCAGCGGGGTACGGTGACGCCGAATATGTGTATAAGATATTTAAGAAACCCAAGATTCAAAAAGCGGTAGCGTATTTTCGTGAAGAATTGCGCGATGAGGTCAAATTC